TCATGACCCTGCTTTTGTGATGACGATCACCCAGTCTTTTCCGCGATCATCGTTGTATTTATCGGTCATTTCTCTGGATTTATGCCCAAGCAGTTTTTGAGTATTCACCCCTTGTTCTCTGTAGAGTCTTTCTGACAATGAACGCTGCTCGTGGAAAGTAGGAGCTGTTCCTGTATCCCAGGTAAGACCGCTTTTATTTCTCGCTTTTTTGAAGGTGGATGTCAGTGAACTGATAGAAACCTGGTCACCACGATTGGCCCGCGATGAGGTATGTCTGAAATGCACAAGATATTTGCTCACAACGGCATCACGGCATTTAGAAATTACGTCACGCAGAGTTAATCCAATGGCATCACATTTTAAATCCAGTGGGATAGCCAGGCGGGAACCTGTTTTTTCCTGCTCAACGTGAAGCATGTCGTCCCAGATGTCTTTAAACTGCATTTTGCAAATATCACCGAGACGCTGGCCTGTAACCAGCGCTAATAACATGCCGGTCTGGAGGTATGGTTCCTGCCGTTCTGCACTGGCGTATATCGTTTTCCATTCTTCCAGTGAAAGACGCTGCCTGGTGACTTTGTTTCGTGGCTGCTTAGTGGCCAGTGCCGGGTTATGACCTGGTGGGACATGCCCACTGTGTTGCGCTTCTTTAAACACATCTATAAGAACCATACGTACAACCTGTGCCATACGGTTGTGTCCCTCAGCTTTCACGGCATCTGTTATTTCGGCAATATCAAGGGCAGAAATATCTTTCAGGTACTGCATTCCACAATGTTCACGAAATAAACGTAGAGGTTTAGCTTTTTGTTTATAGGAGTTAAGTCGAAGCTCATTGAGCTTTAGCCGCTCATCCTGGATAACCAAATATTTATCCAGCCATTCAGTTACGGTGATATCTGTTCGATTGCCCTTCATCCTAGCCAGCCGATCATTAATGCTCAGGATTTGTCTGGTGCGCTGCTCAGCGATGATTGTATTGGCTTCGGTTGCTACCTGCTTCGCCTCAGCTTCATCGGTACCGAGGCTGTGAAAACGGCCGGAAAGAGGGTGCTTATATTGCCAGTATACTTTGCCGGTCCGCTTATCAAGTTTGCAATAGAGGTTTGGCACGGCAATTTTATGTGTACGTGGTCTAGCAGCCATCGGAAATAATCCTTCGTAGTTTAGGACTGGCGCTAACAGGTAACTGCGGTGCCGCGAGTATTCCAACATAGCGTGCGCTACGATCTACCATCCAATAGCGGCCAACCTTAATAGCTGGTGGGGCGATCATTTTGCCTTTTGCGTATTTTTTCAATACACGCTCACTCGGGGCTTGCTCGCCAAATTCCTCTCTTGCCCAGTCGAGTAGGGGGATCATTCGAGACATGATTATTTCTCCACTTTACCGGCTGCATCCGGCAATTTTTTAAAACAGCAGGTACCACAACCGCCGCGGGCACCCTCAACACATACGTCACATCTGTCTACTTTTTTTGTGAACCAATGTTCTCCCTAACAGGTGCCACATATTCATAATTATTTTTTACCGCTTCCGCACAGGTAACTAATTCTTCCGGACTAATATTTTCATTAATCATTATCATCTGAAGGCGATGGATAATGGCTAGCAGCTTCAATGTTTTTCCGCCATGTTTCAGTGGTGGGTATGGTGGTACATACGTGGTCATGCCGCTTGCTCCTTATTCACATAAACCGTAACGAGACGAACACACTGACGTGTCCAGACTGGCTTTCACAAGGTCGTAGACTTTGCCACTACGACCTGTTTTAGCCCACTCGACCACCTCTTCAACGCCTGGAGAGTTAAGGCCACCACGCGGGCCATAAAACCCAGACCAGTCGATATTCTGGACTTCAGGTGTTATGCCATACATCTGTACGTTTCTGCCCAGAGGTAAATCGAACTGCTTCATCCATCGCTGGCTTACCTCACCAACGCTCATCCAGTGAACCCAACGGCTTCTTAAGCGAACTTTCAGTTCCCACTGTTTGTGCTTCTCAATATGCTCTGGCCAACGCGCTGTCGTTTCAGCAATTTCTTCTTTGTTACACAGCACGCAGTTCATGCAGCCGACTCGCGAAGCTCCCTGTGTGTAAAGCGGGTTCGGTTTGATACCAAAATATTTATGAACAGCAAAAACATCTGCGGCTGTCCATCTGTGTATTGGCAGGAAGTTGTAAAGGAAGTCCGGGTCTCTACGATCGGCAGAGAAGCGTTCATAACCGGCACGCTTGGATGACTCGTCAGCCCGGACTCCGGACCACTGAACCACCACATCGCCGTTATCCAGCAATGGCTGCATTACCTTTTCGTAAGCTATCTGGATTTTCAGCTCATCGGTGCAAAAGCGGTCACGTAGCATTGGGAATTTTCCATGGAGCAAGGCACAGTCGAGAAAGCTATTTCCACTCGGATGCATAACTGACATGGCGGCATCAAGAGCTGTTTCATATTCGATCCCCCAACGCTCTGCGGTACGTAGCCATGCCTGTCCGAATTTAGTGTCTGAGCGAGCCAGTGAAGGCATAACGACGCCGCGGTACACGCCCATTCTGATGACCTGACGCTTTGGCCAGTTTTTCTGCAGGTGCGCACGGCGTCTGGCGAAATCATCTTCGGTGTAAATACGCTTTACCATCTGCACCGGTTTGCAGCCGATTTGCTCATGGATGGTTTTGCCAAACTTGATAGTTAGTTCATGCTCGTTGTCTGTGTCTGCCATTACACCCTGCGCACGGTCGCCGAATAGCGCATGAGCGACAGCGAGAGTCGCAGTACTGTCTTTACCGGCAGAGTAATTCACAACGATTTTATGGTCGTCCGGGATGCGAAACTCAGTAAGATATCGGTCATATGCGACTTCGATTTCTCGAATCATCGAGCGAATATCCGTATGTGTAATAATCATTGCTGCCCCGTTCATTGTGGGACCTCCCAGCGATTTTGGGTTGTGCGAAGCCCTCGCCGGATGGCGATAATTTATAGAATTGCGCTTCGCTAATTAGCTTGGACGGATTGGGTCATGAGTACGTCGCCTGGCGACATCATTGTCTATTGTGTAAAAAGGGCGGTACCGCGGTAGAACATTATCTTCTCCTCCAGTAGTTGGAAGACCCGGGTACCGCCAAGGCTACACACAGCAATGTCGTACTACCTGATATCACGGTCCTAAGTCGTGATTTGGTTGTGGCGGGGTTGTCACTCAGGCGTATGGTCAACCTGACAACCCGGTGGACATTCCCGGGGAAAAGGATAAAGCCCGGGCCATACTTACCGCCGCGCCGTTTCACGGATTACCACAACGGAAAGAGCATTCCGATCTTCAACCAACGCCCCGAGTTCTGCGTTTCGGCGCATCAAGTCGCGGCAGCTATCTCCGGGCACACGGGCTGACCCATTGATTTACCGTCATCCGCCAAGCGCTTGGGTTTCAGCAGTCATGTGGCGGGAATGCTCTTACCTGTTATGTGCCTGTCTTTTCACCACTTCAGGCTCAGTGGAATCTGCTATTCTCCAACTATCAGGACCCGTTTAATCTGACTATCCAAAACATGAAAGTGGTAAAACATGCTTGCTGAATTCACGGCCTCACTATCAGCCATAAAGGCTTCTTTCGACCTTCTGCAGGTGATCAATGATGCGGATGAATCACCGGTAGTTCAGAAGGCAACCAATGAGCTACATCGGCAGTTGGTCGCGTTGCAATCCGAAAACCTTAGACTTGCTCAGCTTCTGACGTCTCAACTTGATGAGATAAATTATCTTCGTGTGCTACTCCGCAAACACGAGGATCCGCTGAAGTAGTAAGCCGTTCAATCCTGATAAAGATTCGGCTAATCTGAATGTCCCCAACACAGAGAGGGTATTAAAGTGATCGCTGAACTTGCATCTGCCATGACCGCTATAAAGGAGACTGCTGGTCTCGCAAAAGTATTTGGTGAGGCTAAAACAGACTCTGAAGTAAAGGCAGCGACGATCGAACTTCAGAGCAAGCTACTTACTCTTCAGAGTGAATGTTTCTCCCTTGGCGAAGCTATCCGCCTTAAGGACGAAGAGGTAATGCAACTCAAAGCAAAGATTGCCGAATTCGAAAACTTTCGTTCCCAGGTAGAAGGCTATGTTTTGAACCAGCTTGAATCGGGAACGTTTGTTTATTCGAAGGATGAAGTTGTGAACGAAAAATACGTAACCGTGCACCTTTGTCAGCTTTGCTATTCCAAAAACATAAAATCTATACTTCATCCTATCCCGGTAGGTAAGACCTCTGCCTTTCATGAAAGCCGTTGCCTCCACTGCGAAAATAAATATTTAATGGACAGGAACTCCCGCTATGAAGCCCCGATGTCATTTGGTGAAATTGGACGGGTGCTTAACGGGGATAGTTGACTGAGACAGGACAGATTTAGTGATTGATAGGTTCGCCATATCCATCAAGGAGAATGTCGAACACACAGTCGCTTAAACGGATGATTTCTGCGTCTGTGTGCAGATACACCCATTTACGCTCCGGAATGACTGCAGATACGCGATAGGTGCGCCCTTTATGTATTGCCATCATCCCGGTAGTGACACACTGGCGAATCATCGGGGTAGTGCCATAGTGGGAAATCACGATTTTCCCTCCACCTGTTCCAGCAAACCGGCCAACAGCATATGCTGGCGGTTTAGCGTGATTTTGTTATTTGGCTGTCCGACTTCGGTCAGTCGCCATTGATACCCTGAAGCTAACGTTACGACGGTGTATTGCTTTCCGTTGTGTGTAATTTTCATCAGAACCTCTTGCCCGTAAGCTGGGCTGCTGAACGTTAAAACAAGACTTCTGCGCTTAATGTTTGGCGGTGGATGGCCGCCAGTTGTCATAACTAAGCCGCCTCGGTGAAGCGAATGAGGTATGAAAAAAGTCGCACTTGGCGACCTGTTAATGCCGGGATATTTATCCACGCCGGCTCGTGGTTTCCTTGCTTTCCACAGACAAAAGAAACTGATAAATTGAATATTCCACAGACAATTAAAGGGAAAGGTATGAGCGAATATAATGGTCATAAAGAAGGCCATTTACCGCCGAGACCACAGCCAAAGCCGCAGCCGAAACCAACTCATAAGTTGAAAACGGATGCTTAAGAGAAAAGGGTCAAATGGAACGAGAAGAACTACTTTATCGAATTGAATACTCATATAACTTTGAGCTGATGTTCAGCAAAATTACATGGCGTATTGATAAGCTGATATCGCTGACTCTTCTTATTCTTGGCTCTGTAGTTTTCTCTGGGGTTCAGGGGACTTTCTGGTATGGTCTTGCTGTTGCGGTGTTATCTGCGATTCAGATGACGTATCAGTATGCTAAAGCATCAGAACACTCTTCAACTCAAAGCAAAGCTTATATGAAGCTTCTGAACCTTGAGTCCAGATATTCTGATGAGGAGTTGTTGGATAAATTCGTTGAAATAGAAGATAGTGACCATAAGCCATGGCTACTTCTTTCAGACTTAGCGATTGTCAGAACCAATATCCGAAAAGGTTATGACCCTGAGTCAGATCCACAACTTCCCTGGAATATAAAAATTATTGGCTGGTTTGCTGGAGATTGTCCTCACCGTTAAACCTTCAGGATTGCTAATGAGTAGAAAAGAAATTATACCTAATCATGCTATTCCGCGGCCTACTCCTAAGCCGCCACAACCACAGCCGAAGTGATAAATCAGCGCGACTGCGGTCGCGTTTTTCATATCATTTTTCGGTTTGATTCACCAAAGAACACTCGAAAATGACCTCTGGTAAATCACCCGGTCTGGTCACGCCTACGCTCTCACGTACACTTTACCCCTCGCACTCGCTACGATTCAGGCATCCCGGTGAATTGGGTCGTAGGTCTAAGCGGTCATCGCAACGTCTGGCGCGGCTTACTTCCGAATGTCGCATCATTGTTCCGTAGCAATGATCAGAAAATACAGATAAAACTGTAATATAGTCAACAGATAAATCTGTATTTGAATGTGTAAAATACCTATCTATCTGTAAACTAGAGGTTTTTATTTTTGTAAAGGTATAAAAAAACCGGCCGAAGCCGGTTTTATGAGGAAATAAGTAATGGATCAGCGTTTCCGACGATAGATGCGGTGTTCAACCATAACGCCAATTATTTTTAGAGGCTGCATTTCACTGTTAATTTTCGGAAAATCGTCATTGAGCGGCAGAAGCTCAAAATGCTGAGCACCCTGCGCATCAGTATAGGTTGGACGAAACTTTTTGAACGTTGCCTCATCTCCGCCATTTTTAGCTACGACAAATTCACCGGGTGCAGGCTCAATATCAGGGTCAACTATGATGACGTCACCAGCCTTGAAGTCAGGTTCCATGGACTCGCCTTCAATTCTGAGAGCAAAACTGAATTCTGATAATTCAAGGTCGGTCATGACATATTCAAAATTACCATCAAACGCTTCTATTGGTGGCTTTTCTGCAAGAGCTCCTGCCTGTACATAATTTATCAGAGGAACTTTCCTTGAGTTAACTTCCGCAGTTGACATGAATGCGCCACCATTCAATAACCAATCCGCATCGCACTTTAATGCCTTGGCTATTCCCACAATATTTCGTGGCTTACGGGTATCCCCATTTTCAATACTCTGCCATGACTGCTGGCGAATACCAGCCAACTGAGCTGCTTCTGCCTGAGTCAGCCCAAGTTCCGTTCTTTTCTGTTTTACGCGATCAGCAAGGCTCATAAATCCCTCTCTCTCTATGCCTTGATAGTCACAGTTAAAACTGTAATTGACAAACAGAAATAACTGTTACAAAGTACAGATAAAACTGTGGAGATGATATGGAAACAATTTCTCAACGCCTCAAGCAAAAACGTGAAGAGATGAATTTATCTCAGTCTCAGCTAGCAACTCTGGCAGGCATGAAACAGCAATCGCTTCAGGCCATAGAGGCGGGGACTACAAAACGCCCACGTTATTTGGTTGAGCTAGCCAGAGCCTTGAAGTGCGATCCGGAATGGCTACTGTACGGTGATAACGACGAGAAGCCTCACTAGCGTGCCGAATTCTTTTTAAAAGACGGAAAGCAAAAATTAACAAACAGGTAAATCAGTCAGTAATTGATTCAACGAAAGAGGGCTTATGCGATCACTTACGTACCAACACAATAACGGATTTCGCCAGAACGTTTTGATTTTTGAAAATCAGCGCGAAATCAAATCCGGAGGTATAAATCACAAAGAAATACGATCAGCTGTTCGTGCTTGGGCTTCTACTTGCCGCAGTCGTGAATTCGTTGCTGCACAGATCGTTAAAGAGTGGCATGCGAATGGCGGAAAAGGGCTGGATATACCAACAGACCCTTACCTCCAAATGCAGAAAATCTTCCGCTGGATAGACAGTGACACTAAGTATTCGACCGAGAATATTCGTCTGCTTACACCAGCAATACTGTCAGTTCTTCCTCTGGAGTTTCGCGGTCGGCTGGTGGGGGAAGATAATTTCATGACTCGCATCGCGTCCATGGAGAAGGAAATCAGTGAGGCCAAACAGGCGGTACTGCTCAACGCGCCAAAACACCAGAAGCTGAAAGAAATGAGCGAGGGGATCGTATCGATGTTTCGAGTTGAACCTGATCTAGCGGGACCGCTGGTGGCAATGGTGACCACTATGCTGGGGGCATTATGACAGGTTTAAAAAAGGCGAAAGCCGTGGTGCAGCAACACCAGCGGCTTTCTGTGCGAATTAACTGGAACAATTCACAGGAATAATTATGACAACGCTTTCTCAGCTGTACAAGCAAAAGGATAAAAACGGTACCGGAACCACCGTGAAGAAGACTTTCATGGTGCCGACTGACGAACTTTACCTGGAGGAGGGCAGCAATATCCGCCCGGTGGAACAGGAGCACGCTGAGTATATGCGTGACTGCTGGATAGATGGTTCTGATTTGCCACCATTGTCGGTCGAAGTGACGGAGCAGGGTATTAAAATTATCGACGGCCAGCACCGTTTCATTGGTGCGAAGCTGGCTATTGCGATGGGGCACGACATCCCGCGCATCGAGTGCAGAGATTTTGTCGGTACTGAGCTGGACAAGCTTGCGCACATGGCCAAATCGTCACAAGGGAAGCCAATTACTCCGCTGCAGCGTGCCGGCGCATACAACCGGGCCAGAAATCAGGGCCACACATCCGCTGAAATAGCCAGGGCGTTTGGACGTTCTGTTGCTGATGTCGAAACCCACCTGCAGCTGCTTTCATCCGGCGATGTGCTGATAGGCATGGTTGAATCCGGTGAAGTGGCAGCGACAACGGCAATCGCATTATCCCGCGAACATGGCCCCAAAGCTGGCACGGTTGCCACCGAAAGTCTGGCAAAGGCTAAAGCAGCCGGAAAGAAAAAACTCACCCGCAGCGCAGCTATTCCCCAGTTCAGCGCGGTCAAAGCGCGCCAGTTCATCCAGTCCATTGTCGACTGTGAGGATGCCATTGTGTTACCGCCGGAAGCGACTGTGATTCTGGAAGAGTACAAAGCATTCCTGAAAGACGCAGGTCAGGAGAGCGGGTCATGAATACGGCTGAAATCATCAATTTCCCCGGCGCTGATGCCGGGGTACAGGAGCACCGCGTGGCCGATACAGACGACGGGTACACCCGTCTGGCAAACGAGCTGCTGGAGGAGCTTATTGGCGCGAACCTGACAAAGAATCAGGCAAAGGTCGCATTTGCTGTTTGCCGGAAAACCTACGGTTTCAACAAAAAGACGGACCGCATTGCTGACACCCAGCTCGCAACGCTGACGAAGCTTCCCCGGCAGAAGGTTAACGCCGCCAAGAATGAGCTGCTGGCGATGCGTGTACTCATCGCTGAAGGTAACCAGATTGGGCTGAATAAAACCCTGAACGAATGGGTTATTCCTGATGTAAAAAAAGGGCCAAATTGTCACCACGGTGGTGACTGTCACCATAATGATGACACTGTCACCACGGTAGTGACAAAAAGTGTCACCAGAACAGTGACAGGGGTGTCACCAGCATGGGGACACACAAAAGACACTATTACAAAAGACAAAAAAGATATTATTTCTTCGTCCCGGAATTCTGACGAATCCCCGGACAACCCCACTGAAAAATTCCTTTCCCGTCATCCTGAAGCAGCAGGGGGGATTTATACCCCGGCCGGGAAATCATGGGGCACCTCTGAAGACCTCCGCGCAGCAAACTGGATTTACGCTCAGCTGCTGGTTGTCAACGCCAGCCTGTCAGAGCCGAACTGGGTTGAGTGGGCTAACACCATCCGTCTGATGCGCCTGCAGGATAACCGCACACACTACGAAATCTGTGAGCTGTTCAGATGGGCCAGCAAAGACGATTTCTGGAAAGACAATATTCTCAGCCCGTCCAGTCTGCGCAGGCAGTGGGACAGACTTACCACCCGGCGACAGAGCGGGCATACGAACGGCAAATCCACTGGCCAGCCGATTGACTGGAACAACACTGACTGGATAGACGGGGTATTCGATGAAAACTCTTTCTGAGCAGCTTCATAACTTTGACCAGGAAAACTTTCGCCGCATCGCCAGTGGATTACCTGAAGTTCAGGCAGAAGCCGTGCAGGCGCACCAGACGGCCGAGATTTTCAACTCACTGTTCAGCCAGCTGCGTGCGGCGTTCCCGGCAAGCATATCTAACTTCAGCGACCAGGCGCAGTTCAACGAATTACGCCGCCAGTGGCTGCTGGCCTTCATGGAAAACGGTATCACGACGATGGAGCAGGTTAACGCCGGTATGCGTGTTGCCCGCAGACAGAACCGTCCATTCCTGCCATCGCCTGGCCAGTTCATCGCCTGGTGCAAAGAGGGCACACGAGCTTTTGGCATCACTGCTGACGATGTCATGACTGAATTCTGGAAGTGGAGAAAGCTTGTTTTCAGATACCCAATAAGCGAGCAATATCCATGGCCTCAACCCGTGCTGTATCACATCTGCCTTGAACTCCGCAGACGCAGCACAGAAGGGCAACTCAGTGAAAAAGAGATGCAACGGGTAGCTGCAGAACTGCTGGGGAACTGGGAAAAGCGGACAGGCGCAGGAATTCCTGTACCACCAATCCGCCGCGCGATAGGTGCACCTAAACGCGATATGGGCCCGACGCCAGCGCAAATTCTGCTGGCCAAATATGAGCGAAGCAAAGTGAAGGGGGATAGCAGTGATACGCAACAAGTTTGATGTGTTTTTTAAGCTTGTTGAGCATATCTGACAGTCTGCTTTGTGCCAAAAGCAGACATTCGCCTCAGGTAGAGAAACCATCAAATTCGAAATTAGCCAGTTTGCTCGTTATGGCAATTATGCGGGTTATAAGCAAATTTTTTTGCTTTATCGCGCTAGAGCTATTGCAAAAATTGCTTAACTATGGATGATTATTGTTGCCATGTTAACATTAAATTAAGGATTAATTTATGGAGTTTCCAGCAAGTCTAAAAGGAAGATATGCATATCATTTTACTTATCTAGGCAACCTTGAATCGATAATCGAGAATGGACTATTGTGTACAAACTTAAAAAATGATCAGAATATAACTCATCATAATGTTGCCGAGCATGGGATACAAGGAAGAAGAAGCACTATGCAGGTACCGTGTTCTAATGGGAAATTTGTTCACGACTATATCCCTTTTTACTTTTCAAAAAGAAACTCCATGCAACTTGGGGTGATTAATAAAAAAAATGTAGACCAAGCGTTTCTTATTTACTTTGCTATTCCCATAGAAATTATTGTACAAAATGCTGATGTTGTATTTTCAG